TTTGATGAACTTGAATCTCAAATGTGTACATACACAGGCGATACACAAAGCAGTCCAGACAGATTAGATGCTTTGGTATGGGGTTTGACAGAATTAAGCAAATCTCAAGGAAATGTAAATTGGAGAATTAGTTAATGGCTTTAATAGATAACATACGAAAAATGTTTGGCTTACAAACAGAAACAAAAGAACAAGGCTCTGTCATGGGCTATTTCAATGTTGGTACTCAACAAAAAATGTACAAGTATCAAGATTTAGCAAAAGAAGGATATATGAACAATGCTATCGTATATCGTTGTGTCAATGAAATATCAAAAGGTGCAAGTGCAGTACCATATAAAATTAAAGCAGAAGATAATGTTTTAGAAAATACAGACTTACACAATCTTTTAAACAGACCAAATCCACAACAATCATATACAGAGTTTTTCAATAGTCTGTATGGGTATCTATTACTATCAGGCAATGCTTACGTTTTAAAAGTAGGTGGTGAAGGACAAGCTCCAAAAGAATTACATTTACTAAGACCAGACAGAATAGTAATTAAGGGTGGGAATAATTATATACCTGATTCTTATGAGTATATGGTGAATGGCAGAATAGATAAGGTTTATCCAGTTGATCAAGAAAATGGATTTAGCGAAGTAAAGCACATTAAACTTTGGAATCCATTAGATGATTATTATGGGTGTTCGCCTTTAACTGCCGCGGCTATGGAGATAGATCAACACAATTTAGCAAGTAAACATAATGTGAATTTATTGAATAATGGTGCAAGACCAAGTGGTGCAGTTATCTTTAAACCAAAAGATGATCAAGGTTTTGCTGTAAATCTGACAGAACCACAAAGACAACAATTACTTACAGACTTAAACAATAGATTCTCAGGGGCCAGTAATGCAGGTCGTCCTCTACTCTTAGAAGGAGACTTTGACTGGAAAGAGATGGGACTGAGCCCTAAAGACATGGATTTTATAAACTTAAAGCACATGAGTGCTACGGACATAGCACTTTGCTTTGGAGTTCCGTCCCAACTTGTTGGTGTGCCTGATGCTCAAACTTATTCAAATGTAGCTGAAGCAAGATTAGCTCTGTACGAAGAAACAATTATTCCATATTTAAGAAAAGTTCAATCTGATTTAAATGAGTGGTTAATTCCTATGTTTGGCGAGAATATAGACTTTGAATACGATATAGATGAAATACCAGCTCTATCAGAGAGAAGGAGAATAATTTACGGCAATGTTACAAATGCTGTAGCACAGGGAATCATTACTAGGAATGAAGCTAGAGAAAGGCTAGGTCTTTCACCAGTTGAAGGTGGTAATGAGCTTTATATCTCAGCTAATTTGTTTCCATTGGGGTCTGAACCATTGCCACCGCCTGATAATGAAAAAGATTTTGAAGATTTTGATGATTTAGAAGAAGAGCTAGATGAAGAGGAAAAGAATGAACAAAAAGCTACAGACTTTCCGAAAAGAGGAGAAAATAAAAAAATATCTTTAAGAAATTCAAATTACCCACAATTTGATTATGAGTTTGCAAAGAACGTCAAAGAAGATGGTGGAAGTGTAGGTAAAGATATATGGAGAGCTGGTGGTAATATCAGAGGAAATGAAGCATTCTCATTATGGGGTAGAGCAAGAAAGGGTGATGAAAGTCCTGCTGTACTTAAATGGATAAAAGAAAGAGAAGCATGGTCAGCAAGACACTCTGTTGTTGATGGCAACCAGTTTGTTGGTGGAGATAAAGAACCTAATCTTTCAAATGTAGCTGGTGTCGTTGCCTTAATGAAATGGGGAACAATAAACCCTAAATTAAAGGAGCAAGGCATGAAGGACATCATCTTAGAGCTCACGAAAAAGCTAGAAGGTAGAAAAGAGCCAGAAGAAAAAACAGAGCCCTTAGAAAGCGATATTCACATTGAAATAGAAGTAGAAGAAAAACAAGTCTCAGCAAAAGTTAAAGAAGCTCTCAAAAGCAAAGTTGATGAACACAACGAAAAATATGGAGATTCAAAAACTAAAAGAGTTACATTAGGAATGCTAGAGAAAGTATTTCTTCGTGGAGTTGGAGCATACAATACAAACCCAAGTTCAGTTAGGCCTGGTGTGAGGAGACAGGGTGGAGCTGACAGATGGGCTTATGCTAGAACGAATTCATTTTTATTTGCTTTAAGAACAGGTAGATTTCAAGGTGGGAAACACGATACTGATTTGTTCCCTACAGGACACCCTTTAAAATCTAAAGGGCCTACTGATTCGCAAGGCAGACCTAAAAAGTAATGCGACAAGCCATACAGACAAAGGCATATCGTAAAAGAAGATTCAGTTCAAGATTTGAAGTTCGTAAACAATTAAGATTAAGAGATAATCTTGAAAAAGCATTCTTTAAAAATATCAGAGCAGTTCTTAATAAAAATACTAGAAGAGTAAGTGATGAATTGCTTTATGCTGTAGATTACGACACAGATGTTAATACAGTTCGTCTTTATAATAGTCTATATCCAGTTATTGAAAGAAATCTTAGAAAAGTATTTCAGACTTTTATTGAATACAATATTTCTCTTTATGACCAAGATCAAAAGAATTTAGAATTTACCACAGTAGGTACAATAGTCACATTTGAACAATTATTTAAAGAATATCTGAGAGAAAGAAATATCATATTTGAAACATTATCTGCAAATCAATCAAAACAAATAATGCGAACAATAAGGAATCTTAGAGATCAAAACTTAACACTCCCACAAATTTCTAAACAGGTTAAGCAGACAGTTAGAGGTTTCAGTACGTTTCGTGCAGCAAGAATTGCAAGGACAGAAACTCACAAAAATATAACGAAAAAATTGGTGATATGCTAGGGCAAAAACTCTATAAGCAATGGGCTTCAGTTAGTGATGCAAGAACAAGAGAATCTCACGTTTTTGCTAATGGACAAGTTAGAGAAATGAATCAAGATTTCAATATTAATGGTTCATTGATGCAATATCCGGGTGATTCAAGAGGTGGAGCAAAGAATGTCGTAAATTGTAGATGTGTTGTCCTTTATGTAGATGAAGAAGATTTGAGTTTGATACAAGACTAAATGTTGTGCTAGACTACGAATTTAACTACTATATATAGTGAAATGCCAATACCGAAACCAAACTCAGGAGAAAGTAGGCAAGGATTTATTAACAGGTGTATGGGAGATAAGACAATGACCTCAGAATATAACGAAGAACAAAGGTTAGCTGTCTGTACTAGTCAGTACAAATCACAGGAAGATTCCTCAGAAGCTAAAGAAGAAATAAGAAAAGATGTTTTTACTACACAAGAAGAAGCTGAAAAGAGAGCTAAAGAAATAGGTTGTGTAGGTTATCACGAACATGATGAAGATGGTAAAAAGATATATATGCCATGCGATACTCATACACAATATGTTCAAGCAACAGGAGAAGATGTGAAAAACGAAGAACCAATACAAATGCACGAAACCGAACACTTAGAATTTAAAACAGAGATCAAAGCATATCACGAAGAAGAAAATAAAGAAGAAGGTGTGTTTGAAGGTTATGGTTCTGTATTTAACAAAGTTGATCTAGGCAATGATGTTGTTAAATATGGAGCATTCAAAAAATCACTTAAAAGAAAAGGAGCAAAAGGGGTAAAACTTTTATATCAACATAAATCAGATATGCCGATAGGAGTATTTGATGAAATCAAAGAAGATCAACATGGTCTTAAAGTAAAAGGCAGATTAGCACTTAAAACTCAAGCTGGAAGAGATGCTTTTGAGTTAATGAAAATGGGTGCATTAGATGGACTTAGCATAGGATTCAAGCCAAATCCGAAAGCTACTCGCTACGACAAGGGTTCTAATAAAAGAATTCTTGAAGAAGTGGAACTTATGGAAATATCTTTAGTGACCTTTCCTATGAATCAGTCGGCTACGATTCGTAGTGTAAAAGGCGAAGATTTTTCTATTAGAGAGTGGGAAAATGGAATGCGAGATGCTTTCAATCTTTCTCGTTCAGAAGCAAAGATGGCGGCAAAAGCTGTGCATCAAGTATTTGATCAACGAGATGTTGACGTAAATACTGAATTGGCAAATGCCTTGAATAACCTTAATAATAAATTCAACTCTTGGAGAAAAGATGGAAAATAACGAAATCAAGAGTGCAGTTGATGGTATCGGTCATGCTTTTGAAGAATTCAAAAAAGCAAATGACGAGAGATTAGATGCACTTGAAAAGGGTGACAGTTATGATGGTTTACTGGACGATAAGTTAGCAAAGATTGAATCTAAGCTAGATGCTTTTGAAGATGTAAA